TACTTGAAATGTAAAATGATCTCTTAACTCATACTCAATGTGTGGTTGAGTTTCTAAATTTAAAAATACTTCGTTTGCTTTTTTAATAATAACGTCTGTTACACTCACGATGATCAATTCACCTGTGAGTATTTATCTACCCTAATCCACTCATAAATTTTTGATATTCTATGGCATTTTTAATTTGATATGTTCTATTGTGTATCATTTTAAGAATATTATCAATATAAAAAATCATTGTATCGTAATAGTCATTTTTTAATGAAACTGATGAAAGTTTTTCATCAGCATCCAAATATTTTTGTAGAGTATCTTTATCTCTAATCTTTTTAGGAAATGGAGTTTCTATATAAGTTTCTGGGTCTGATTTTCCAGAATAATATTCATATCTTTCGTGTCTAATATTTTTTCTTTGTTGTTCTGCTTTCTTTTTTAGAAGTATTGTATTATTATAGATATCAAAGTATTTTGCGTGTAGTGCTGGTATTTTCAATGATTCTGTATGTAGATTATCTGGATCAATTATCGAATCTTTTTCCCACATTTTTTGAATCATATCAAGGTCAAAATTCATAAATTATTTCCACTTAAATCAGTTATATTGTAGATAGTATACTTGAAACTTACGTCTGCTGTAAAGTATTGAATGTCAGTATCTGTTGCGTCAAAGGATAGTGTTGATAAAGAATATGGAAATAAATCTTTAAAACTTACATTAAACTTTGCAATTAAATTGCTACTTAAAATTTGTAAAGTTCCATCAGAGTAAATATTCATTGATTTTTGTTGATATTTTGGATTTACAATTCCATTTTTTTGGAGATCATAAATTTCTTCTAAACTTTCTGGATATCCAAGTCCACGAATCCAATTTTGAATCTCCATATAATTCTCAAGATTTTCATCTACTAAAAATCTGAGATTTAAATCACCAAATACAATTTTATCACCAGGAGTATCAATATCTTTTAGATATGATGGTTGAATTGCAACACCTAAATTGAGATCTGGTATATTTGCTTGATTACAAAAAAATGCAACTTTAGGACTTCTATCTAAAATAAATTTAAATCCAGTAGGAGAAAGGAAATTCCTATTTTCTATTTGTGTATCTCTTCTTGCCATTTTTTTTAAGTATTTAGATAAAAAAAGAGGGTCTCGAAAGACCCTCTCAATAAAGTTTGTGAGAAGACTCACATTAGATTTTTTACAGCAACACGTCTGTAGTAACGGTTAGCATTCACTCTGAGTGCTCCAAGACCTTGGGAAGTTCCTTCGGCAAATGGATTGGCAACAAGACCATAACGAGTCTTGAATCCAATTTTTGGTTGGAAGTTGTTCTCACCAACGGCACGAACCATTTGGAGAGGAACATAAGGACAATAGAATAGTCCAGCATCATAAGGGGAAGAACCCTTATAACCAACAACATAATACTGATTACCAGGAGATGCATTACCTGAGGTCAGGTTAGCAGAATAAGGATCGATATAAACCTTATACTTACCTTGAAGAACACCAGCAAAGGTGTTACCAGTGTCATCTACGTTGAGGTTAGCATTAAGAGCAGGGGTGTAGTCAAGAACACCAGCCATAGTCAGTGCTGAAGCAACGTCAGCAGAGCACATGATGATGTTGCCCTTTCCACGACGAGTTCTTTGTGCGATTGCGTTAGCATCACGCTCAATTTGGAATAGAAGTCCTTTGAACTTCTCAACTGACCAACGACCATTGGAATCAACGTCAAGGTCAAAGATACCAGCAGTTGCGGTATTCTGTACAGCACCTTGTTCAGCAACCTTATAGATGGTTCTGATAACTTCACGGTTGATTTCAGCAAGAATCTCTGTAGAGAGAATATTTGCCAATTCTGCCTCAGCATTCAACCCGTGAATTGCCTTAAGGTCTTGTGCGAGTTCTAATGAATACTCAGCCTTGAGTGCGCGTGACTTTGCAGTAACAGTGACTTTCTCGATTGAGAATGCCATCTGGTTGAAAGCATCACCACTAGTACCATCAAGGTTCTCAGCATCACCAGTAACCATTCCCTGACCTACGTTATAGGCAGTAGAAGTAGCAGTACCAACAGGGTTTAAAACTGAAGGGTTGGTTCCACTTTGAGTAGTGGTACCAATACCAGCAGCAGTATCACTGAATCCAGCAGATTCATCAAGACCGGCATCTTGACCAGAGAATGATGAATCTACTTCGTTGTAGAATGCTTCAGTACCACTCTGATTCACATAACGTGAGCGCATTGCGAAGATGAGTCCAGTAGGACCGCTCATTGGTTGTACGCCAGCAAGGTCGTAAGCAACCAGATTAGGCATTGAACGTCTAATCAATGAGATTAGAACTGGATCGAAACCAGCAGTAGGGCCAGCAGCAGCAGAACCACCACCGAATGCTCCACTAGCACCAGCAGCATTACCGCTGTTGGTTGGAGATTCCATCAACATTGACAATGAACCATTATCAAATGAGGATTGCTCTCTTAAAAATCTTTCTTGGTTCTCTAACAGGACTGCGGTTACCGCTCTACGATGTGAATCTTTGATTGAATCAAGACCCTCATAGTTGAGGAGAGGAGCCCACTTTTCCTGCAGATGTTCTGATTGAAACATTTGCGTTTACCTTTAGTGTGTTTGTTTACGTTTGATTTAATATTGAAGTCAGTTATTTATTAAATCTTGAAAGAGTGTTCAGATAAGATGCCATTGTTCCTGAAATAGATTCAGGTGAACTATCTACGCCTTCTGACAAATTTTCAGGTTTGGATCTTGGAGATTTGTATGTTGGGAAATAAGATTCCTTCAATGTCTCCAGTTTTCCGCGATATTCTGATTCACTTTCAAACTCAACACTTTCGGCAAGTGAAGCGAGCTTATCTTTCTGAGTGGCAGCAAGTCCACCAGAAACTTGTTCAAAGATTCCATCAGCAACCGACTCTGAGAGACGCTTGTTTAGGGAAACGTTTTTCTCAATTTGCTCGTTGAGTTTTGTTTCCATTTCATCAAGTTTTTCTACCATACTATCTAAAACATCATATTTATCTTCAGGGATTTCTACATAATGATCTTCAAAAAGACCCTTCATTCCTTGGATGAAGGATTCTGTAAGTTCTGCCTTAAGTCCTTGCTCAATCGCAAGGCAATTTTCGGTGAACCATTCATCGGCAACATATTCTAGATAAGAATCTACACGATCATTTAGTGCTTCTTTGATTTCCTCAACTTCTTCAAGGAGTGCTCTTGAATATTGATCTTCAATAGATTCCTTAATTTCACTAACCTTAGATCTGAGAGCAGCCTCAAAAATGGTTCTTGCTTTAAGTTGGAACTCTTCAGATAGTTCTTCACCATCAAGAAGAGCATTTACATCGTCTTCAATATCAAAATCTTCTTGTACTTCTTCTTCGTCATCTTCTTCGTCATCTCCTTTTTTATTGTCATCTCCTTTTTTATTCTTCTCACTCTTTTTATGAGTTTTTTTATCTTCCTCGTCCTCGTCTTCATCATGCATTTCTTCTTCAATAAAATCTTCGTCTTCAAGATCTTCTTCTTCTTTCATCGCATCAGCAGGTTTTGCTCCCTTATTTACAACATCTCTTACTTGTTTGAGTGTTGCACCAGGAGTTTTAAGTTTTGCTGAATCATCATCTGACTTATAATTTTCTGGAGTAGGACCACCGAGGTCTTCATAACTACCAGTTTGACCTGGTGGTAAGTTTCCAGATAATGATGTCATTGAATCTGCTGCTGTAGCATTAGAATTTACAGCAGTTTTGGATTGCTTAGTGCCCACTTCCATTTCTTGTAGATCTCCACGAGACATTTGAACTCTCCGATTTACCTTTATTAAATCTATATTTATTTATAATTTAAATATTTGCAAGAAAGTCATTGAACAATTCCAATTTTCTTTCTTCAAGTCTTTTTTGATCGACTAATGTATTTATTCTTCTTTGTGTTGTCTTTGCGATCTGTTCTCTCAAGATTCCTCCAGACCACACCCATTCTTTTCCTTCCATAATTCCCTGAACAAATGCATCAGGAGCAGAAGGGTCCGCAACAATATCAGCAGCAGTTGCTAGCATGAAATCTTCACCAACTTCATTGTATCCATCACGATTTCTTGTGACAGATCCTATACCACGAGAAGAAACACCAAGAGTCACACCAGAGTTTAAAAGTGCCTCAGCAATTTTACCCATTGGAGTGGGAAGGATTTGTGCCTTTCCAATAAAGTTATTTCCTTCTGGAAAAAGTGAAACAATCTTGTGAGAAACACGATCAAGGTTTACAGTAGGTCCATCTGGATGCCCAAGTTCACCAAGAGCACGACCTTTTTTTACATATTGCTCATTATATCTTTTAACTTCCCTTTCCATAATAGGAAGACGATATAATCTATTATTACGATTTGGTTGCTCTGTTTGTAAAAATGGCCCCTGAATAAACAGAGTTTTCTTTCCATTTATACTTTCAGTAATAACTTCTACTGATTCAATCTCCTCTGTGATAAGTTTCATTTTATGCCTGATTGGTAAGTTGTACTTGTTGATAATATATTGCTCCAGATGCACCACCAGCACCAATCGCACTAAGTTTTTGTGATGTTCTTAATGTTGCATCAGCAGAAG